TATTAAGCGTTTTATTATACATGTATTGTATCTTAAACAGTTTAGGAAATTCATATCCAACTGGAAAACCTGCGAATTGAATAGCTTGAGGATACATTTCTGATCTAAACATCTTTACAATCTTTTGTATCTCAGCGGCCTCAGACGCCGATGTTGCAACCAATTTAAAAACAAATGTAAACTCTCGAATAGGTACACCTTTAAACATAGAACGAGTATTAGGATTTAATATCTTTTGTAGAGCTACACGTGACGCATTTTGTATACCACCTGCTGGTAGCTTATTAAATGCTCGAGTCGCTGCCACTTGTGCAGCCTCTTGTGTTAAGAGGTCACCTTTCAATAAACCAAATAAATCTGATGCACCTTCCATTACGCCCTTTGAAACTGAACTTAGAATGCCACCACCATTTCGTAGAGCGGCAAGTGTCGTGGCTCCACCTGTGCCAAGATCTGAAGCTTCATACTGTACTGTGTCAACAGACTGCACATTCGGCGGAAAATATAGAGATATGTGTTGATTTAATGCTTTAGGGTCTAAACTCAAATCTCTATTTGTTTTAGTAAAATTAGCTTCAGCTGCCTCACGTTCAAGCGAGGCCATCTCATTTGGATTACTAGTATCTACCGAGCTAGAAATTTTAATACTGTCATTAGTTGAAGAAGTTGCATCATTAATAGTACTTTTTGTAGTACCATTATTATTTCTACCTGGTTTTGATCCTACATTTATACTGCTAGTTAAATACGGAGTATCAACAATTGATTTAGCAGCTTCAGCGTCAATTTTATATGGATCAATGCTGTAAAGAGAAAACTTTATAGAAGCCATATAATAATCTTGATTTTCATATGGATATTGTAATACCATACCTTCGGTAGTAGGCTTAGCCTCTGCTTGAGTCTGTGTAGGATCATTAATTTTTATAGAATCTACTTTAGGCTTTGCTATCTCTGGCGCTGTAACAGCTCCATCATTACGCGGATCAAAGTCCGCGGACATTTCTCTTCTATCGGACATAGTATTTCCTTATAAATAAAACATAATCCTTTACAATCTATTTATATAGTTTTATGGCATATTCTGGAAGATATAAACCAAACATCAAAAAGTATAGAGGTGATCCCGATAAAGTAGTCTATAGGTCTATGTGGGAAAAATATGCTTTTATGTGGTGTGATAAGAACGAAGACATAAAATCATGGTCTTCAGAAGAAACAGTTGTACCTTATTATTATGATGTTGATAAGAAATACCATCGGTACTTTGTAGATTTAAAAATTACATTTAAGAATGGAAAAACTGTATTAGTAGAGATTAAACCAGAAAAAGAAACTACGCCGCCAAACGGTGCACGTAAAACAAAAAGATATATTAGTGAAGCATTAACATATGTAAAAAATATGAATAAGTGGGAAGCGGCGCATAGTTTTGCTAATAATCGAGGTTGGGAGTTTCAAGTTTGGACAGAACATACTCTACGTAAAATGGGTATTATGCCTAAAGAAACACCAGGTAAATTAAAGCCGTTAAAGCCATTACAACCATTTCGTAAAAAGCCTAAGAAAAAGATATAAATACAGGTATGAGTAATCTATTTCAAAAGATAGGGTATGAGGCCTTTCGTGCAGGTATAAATCCTCGCACTAAACAATCGCGTGATTGGTTTCAACAAAAAGTTGGTCAACTTAGAAACATTAATCGTTTAGATTTAATGAAAGAAGATCCAATACAGCTAAAGAATAGACAATTGATTGGATCAATGAATATGTTTTTCTATGATCCAAAACACAAAGAAACTTTACCGTATTACGATAAATTTCCTCTTGCAATTATTGTCGGACCTGCGCCTGGCGGATTCTATGGATTAAATCTACACTATCTACCTGCTATATTAAGAGCTAAATTTTTAGATGGTCTAATGGATATTACATCTAATAAAGCATATGATGAGACAACCAAATTCGAATTATCATATAAGATGCTACAAGCTTCAGCTAAAATGAAGTACTTCAAACCTTGCTATAAACATTACCTAACAAGTCATGTTAAAAGTAGATTTGCTAGAGTACCTGCTCCTGAATGGGAAATTGCAACATTTTTACCGACAGCCGATTGGCAAAAAGCAAGTGGTAATAAAGTTTATAAAGATTCGAGGAACATGATCTAATGTCAACTATCGATCAATTTAAATCTGCAGCCTCTTTAAAATTAGGCTTCGCGCGTAGCAACCAGTTTTTAGTACAATTACCTACAAATTTAGGCGGAAAACCAGGTTTAACCGGCTTTGCTGGTATTATTCAAAAGATTGGATCTCTCTTAGGTGGAGAAGATATGAATATACTGTGTTCTCAAGCACAAATACCTGGTAAAAGAGTCTTAACACATGAGAGAAATATAGGTACAGAAAATCAACAGGTTGCATATGGTTATGCGGTTGAACCTGTTTCTATGACATTTTATTGTATGAATGATTACGGTATTATAAAATACTTTGATGAGTGGCGTGATATGACCATCAATCAAATTCCGGGTGAGGCATTTTATAAAAAAGATTATGCTAAACCTATTAAGATACATCAATTAAGAAGACCATTAGCAGGTAAAACTTTATCTGCTGGACCTATTAAGCTTAATCTAGGTTTAGGTGGTAGTAGTGTATATTCGGTAGAATTACTTGATGCATTTCCTACAACTGTTTCGGCTGTTGAGTTAAATAACGATCTCGACGGTCTTGTACAAGTTACTGTAGGCATATCATATACAAATTGGATAAATACCGCAGGTGGCCAAGGTTGGATTACAGCATCAGCTGGTTTAGGAAGCCTTGGATTATAGGAGAAATAAATGGCACTGCCCAAATTGAATGACGTACCAAAATATGATTTAGTTATACCATCTCTTAATGAAACTATTCGCTTTAGACCATTCTTGGTTAAAGAGCAAAAAGTATTAATGTTAGGATATGAATCACAGAATAAAAAAGAAATTCTAAAAGCAATATTAGAAACAATCGATGCATGTGTAACAGGAGAATTCGATCTTCATAGATTAACTACATATGATGTAGATTATATGTTTACTAAAATCAGATCTAAATCTGTCGGTGAAACAGCAGATATTCAAATTTCTTGTCAAGAATGTCAAGAAATGAACGATGTAAAAGTAAATTTAGATTCTATCGAAGTTAAAGATAAAAAAGACACAAACGTAGTTAAATTAACTGATAGTATTTCTGTTAAATTACGGCATCCAACATATAGTTATTTTATGCAAAGTAGCACATTTTTTGAAGAAGGTAGAACTCAAGCTGATATAATGATGGATCTTATCGTATCATGTTTAGATTCAGTATTAACTGAAGAAGAAGCGATAAAAATTAGTGATGAATCAAACGAAGAAGTAATAGCTTTTATTGATTCGCTATCAACTAGCCAATTTGAAATCATTACGAATTGGGTAGAAAATATGCCATCGCTTCAAGCAGAAATACAATTTAAGTGTACACATTGTGACACCGAAAACACTAAAACATTGAAAGGACTTGATGATTTTTTTTAATAAACCTCTCTCATGACAGTCTAGAAAATTATTTTAGAGTTAATTACCAATTATTACAAAACTTTCATTATGCGCTTACTGACCTAGACTATATGATGCCATGGGAGAGGGAGATCTATGTCACCATGTTGATAGACGATCTAAAAGAAAAAGAACAACAAGCAGCGCAACAACGAGGATAATATGGCTACATTAGCTGACGTCAAAGACCAACTCGAAGCTTCTAACGAACAAGGTGAAGCTCAACGTAAAGAATTAAGCGAACTTAATGCTAATTTTTCTGCATTCTTGCGTGAGATTAATGAAGACGATAGCCAAGAACTTGAAGATAAAAGAGAAGCTGCAGCCCGAGGCGGCGCATCAACAAAGGCTCCTGGGGTTGTTGGTCGAGGTATTGATGCAGCAAGAGGTGGACTTGGCAGCTTCTTAGGTTTTGGTACGGCTCTTGGTGCAGGAATGCTAAAGCGTGGTATTCCTGGTTTAATTGCTACTATGTTCGCAGACGAAATTGCTGATTATGTTTATAGTCAAACTGGCAGTGAAGAGCTTTCAGATGGAATTGGTAGAGCTGTTACTTTCGGCGGAATTGGTTTAATTTTTGGTAAAAGATTTGCTTTATTAAGTGGGGCTATCGGTGCATTACTAACTCCTAAAAATAAAGATAGCCTTGAAAAGTTAGGAGAACAATTTAAAATCTTTGCTAAAGACTTTGACTTTTTTGGAGCAAAGCTTCCTGATCTTAGTGAAATATTTACTACAATTAGTACGTCATTTGGTAATACTCTTGATAATCTAAGAGGTCTATTAGGCGATGAACAACAAGCCGCCAAGCTTGGCGCCGACCCGATGAAAGCTGTTAAAGATTTAGGTATTACGATAGCTTCTCTTTTTGCCCTTTTCGCTCCAGGTGCTGCAATGTCTTTAGCACTAAAAGCACTTACTGCTCCATTTAGAATTGCCTTTAATGCTGCTAAAGGAGTTTCTGCAGCTGCATTAGGTACTGCGGTAACAGCAGCCGGAGTATCAACTGCTGTCGCACAAAATGCAAAACCAAATAGAAACTTTATGCGTAATTCTAAAGGTCAAATGACAAACTTAAAAGGTGCTAGATTATCTGGAGCAGCATTAAATACTGCGCTTCAGACAGAAGCAGCTGATAAAGCTGCTAAGTTGCCAAATGCTAATATGGAAAGTAAATTTCCGAAGCTTAAGACCTTTATGAAATTTCTAAAGGCTGGTGGTCCTCTATCTGCATTATTCGGAGCTGCAGATTTGGCAATGATTTTAGCCTCACCTGGATCTATTGATAGTAAAATAGGTGAAATCGGTGGTTCATTAGGAAGTGCATTAGGTGGTCTTGGAGGATTTGCAGCAGGTGCTACGCTAGGCGGATTACTTACTGGACCACTTGCGCCATTTGGTGCCATTGGGGGAGGTCTTTTAGGTGCTCTCGCTGGATCATTCGGCGGTGATGCAATTGGTATGGCAATTGCTCAATATTTATTTGATAAAAAGGTTGATGCTTTTGGATTTCCGTTTGGATTTGTAAATGATATGATAAATGGTAGTGCACAAACTGGAGTTACCGGTACTGCAATACAATCACCGGCAGGTGGTGGAGAATTATCAAATGTTAGTGGCGGAAGAAATGGTGCACGAACTTCTCGAGGCGCAACTTTAGATAATGGTATGACGCTTCAAGAATTTACTCAAATGCAAAACGCCATGCCTGGTGGTATGGGTGGAAGTCTAAGCGTAGCAGACATGTCAACTAATGTAACTGACATGTCTACTAATAATGCTTTAGCCACTGGATTTAGTGGATCTATAGACACACACGCTAGTATGTATGGGTCTATACAAAATATGTATAATAATTAACCTTCGTTAGCCAACTTAGCAAAATACGACATTGTATCATCTGCATCATCAGAACTCATTAATTCTGCTGTGACAGGCTCTGCTGTAGCCATTGGAGGAGTAGGAACAGGAGTATTCATTTGAATCTCTTGTTGCATTGTTGCTGCACCCATCATAGCCTGTTCACCAAGAACACGAGACAGTTTAGCTTGCAAATCATCGTATGACTTATAGTTTTTAGGATCTGTAAACTCTGCAAGTGGATGAATCTTATTATAGACATCCTCTAGCTTTGACTCATCTTCTGAAAGGAGAGAAGGCGAAGCAAATTCAGATTTATCATAGTTACGATAACCTTCAAC